CGAAGAGCCGTATGTGGGAAATCCACAAGTACGGTTCTGTGAGGGGCGTTGAAATACCTCACGAGACTGAAAACGTTTATCAAGTAAGTTAAGGAAAGGTATCATATTATGTCTACTCGACACCCATGTACAAAGGTTGATAATTTCACCATCTTCCGTTTGATGAAGATTGGCGAAATAGCTGGCATAAGCGATGAAATCCATCTGGGTGGGAGGTGCTGAAGGATTTTGATAGACATAGTCTATGTCAAAGGCAAGCCATGAATAACCGTCATCCGTCGATCGCATCCATCTATTCGTGCAATGCTCTGCAAACGTGTCTCTATAAAGTCCGAAACGTTCCGACGAAAACGGTACGGCTATGATCTCGTCGCCGCGGACAAATATATGTCCAAACCAACTATCATCACGAACAGGAAGTGTATCGACAATATCCCATGTCGCGCCGCCATCCGACGATCTCCACAAAAAGGCGCTATTGAAGAACCCTGCGAAAAGCTCTGCACTGGTGCCTACGCTCCACGCTACGGACTCAGGACTGTACGTCTGATAAGCATCAGCGGCGTAAGCGATTGTGCCGGTTGTCCAAACCCACGGAGCCAAGGAGATCGCTAGTTCATGCCTCATTTGCTCTCCCGCAACAGTGCGGCACGCGATAACGGCGCCCCCGCCGTGCGCCGCATAAAGTGTAGCATCTGCGAGAGGGGCTTTATCGGACTCTTGCGACCAAACGAAATTTGCGGATGCCCAATTCGTAAACGTCAAACTGGGATCCGGCGTCAGCGTCGTCACCGCCATGTTGGTTGGCGTGAGCCACGCCCAGCGGAGCGATGTCTCGGATTGGTAGAGCCGCACGGTCGCATTGCTCTGCTGGACAAGCGTGTCATACTGCGCCCAGCCGTTGGTGCGCGAAAGGATGTCCGCGATGAGTGCCGCATTGGTCGCGCTAAACGCATTGAGTGCCGCAGCGTTAGTCATGTTGAGCGCGGCGATCATCTCCTGCGCGGCCTGCAGGGTCGCCGCATTGGTCGCGTTGATTGCGTCCAGCATAGCCTGAGTGAGTTCTAGTGCCGAGGTGTTCGTGACAACCATCGTATCTCCGGGGAGCGACCCCAGCCGTGCGGTCTGCGCGTTTACCGCGAGCGTGAGCGCGGCGACAAGTGCGGTGCCTGTCATGCGTATCTGTTTCATTCGTTATTCGCCTTTCAGGATTTCTAGGGTTCGGTTGAGCGTTGCAACCACGTGATCGAGCGTCGCCGCGCCGGGTGGCGGTAGGAGCGGCACCGCAGCAAACGCCTTGCCCAGCGCCCCTAACGAGGCCTCGGCAGGAATAAAGGCGGGGTCGAGCGTGCCATCCGCACGCGCCGCTACGATGCGGTTCGCGGCGGTTTCCCCGCCTGTCGCCGCCGCCTGCAGGACCGCGAGCCGCCTGTTAGCGGCGTCCCATACGAGATACCCCAGTAGCTCGGATGCGCCAGACTGCACCGCCAGCCGCCCCGTCGAAAGTAGTAGCGTATCTGCGCTTTGAGCCAACCCCACGCAGAGCGCGATCGAAGGCGGCGCCGCGACTAAGGACTGCCCTGACTGCGGTAGCCAGTAAGACGTGCCCGCCGTCAGCCCCCAGCCGGGGATCGCCACGGTGCCCCAGCGGACAATTCGCACCATCTCGCCCGCGTCGGCATAACGGTGCGCAATGCCTAAGAACCGCGCATGGTCGCCCGCCGTACAGGGATGCGCCAGCCCGCCGGACAACATGACCGGACACCCCGCCGCGATCTCGACCGCCGCCTCCACCTCGATCGGGCCGCCGGTGGCGGGGAAGCCGTCCGAGCCTTCGCCGGTCGAACAGGAGTCAAAGAGCGTGACACAACCCACGCCCAGCAGGTTGCCGTCAGCATCCTTGACGCGAACGACAAACTCTTGGCACTGATGCGCCGGATGCGCGTCAAACCACGCGGTGAGCGGGAGCGCACGGGTGTCAGTCTCGCATTGGCCGTTTGCAATAGGCCATTAAGCCAGCGCGGTGTCGTCGCACCAGGCAAAGTGTGCCATCCGCCAATCCCGCGCCGCCTTCGTCAATCACCGCGACGGTCTCGACACTTGCAAGGCCGAGCGCCCCATCTATGGCGAGCGACTTCTTTTTCTTGTCATACTTGACTTCGATCATGCGAACTTTCGTCCCGTGCGCTCACGCGCCGAGCCTCCCTGTTACTTGTTCTTCCGTGGATTTTTCTTCGCGTCGGCAGGCTCTTCCGTGATCGCGGGCGGTTCCTTGCCGCCGCTGGGCGGCGCGAACGTGCGGTCGCAGATATCCGCGAGCGCATCGCCGGAAACATCATCCACGCCCGGCACGCCAGCCGCACGCAGCTTAAGCCGCGCTTGCTCTTCCGTGAGGCCGTTGCGCAGCGTCACCGGCGCATCACCGTCGCCCTTGTCCGCCGCATCACCGCCAACGCGCTCAAGTGGGCTTCGAGCGCTTGGCGATCATAGACGCCGAGCGTCTCGACCGGCGGCACGGCGACCAGCTCGCCGGGGCGACGTGCGACGCCCAAGAGGAACGTCCGCACGCTGCCCGGTTTAAGTGTGTAGTAGACTGTCGCCATACGTCGCACCCCCTTACAGGCCCTTGTCCAGCGAGGGCGTGATGCCCGCGTGGATTTTGCCCGTGCCGGTGAACGTGCCGACCGTCGTGTAGCTCAGGCATACATAGCGCTTAAGACCGGTCGGTAGCGGCGTCGGCGGGACAATGAACCCGTCCGCGTTAATGGCCGCGAGTTCGACAGCCGGATGCGACACCAGCGTCGTCCACGTGCTGTTGTCGGCACTCGTCTGAAACGCGACCGCGAGACTCGTGCCGTCCGCCACCGCGCCGCCCTCGACCTTGACGAAGTAGTTGAGCTTGCGGCTCAGGTCGTCGCCGTTGTCCTTGAGGTCGACCGCGTTGCGGGTACCCGTCTCCAAATCAGCACCCTTAGAAAACATGAGAAGATCATCGAGAATCATGTCTTTTACTCCTTTCCGTTGCGTGTTGGTTGATTACGACACCGCCGGTACAACCGCCTCGTTGATTTCTAGGCAATCGATCTTGCGGATCGGGATCGAATCGAAGTGCAGCACCTGCTGCCCGCCCACGTCCTTGAACGAGAAGCTTGTCGCCAGCACCTGACGGCGCGTCTTGACCACGAGCCACTCGTAGACGCTCTCCGGCATGTAGAAGGCCGGCTTGAGACCATTCAGGCGGCAGCGGGTTTTCAGCTTGAGCATGTCCTCGCCGATGTCCTTGTCCAGACTCGCAAGGTTGTTGCTCTCGATGTTGCAAACACGTCCGCAGCAGCGGAAGTCCTTGACCGTGAGGCCGACGCGCCACTTGAAAAACTGCTCCTTAACCTTCAGACGGGAAACGCCGTCCGTGAGGGTGATGGTCGCGTCCTCGACCGGCCCGCGGTCAAGGCCGCCCTTGCTCCCGCGAGGGTAGGGCAGGTAGGCTCCACGGCGACCCCATCCAACCAAAAAGATCGACCGAAGCGCCGAATTGTTCGGCGTGCTCGATCGCGCAGACGACTGGATGCAGTAGTACGACGACTGCTGGCTGTCCGTCCCGCCATAGGCGTTGTAGACCGGTGCCAGGCCGTTGAATTTTTTAGCGTTGACTTTAATGTTGCCATAAAAGATCGCGTCGCAGACCTCCTGTCCCATTGCCTCAGCGTGGCTGAACGCCTCGTCCAGCATCTCCTCGGCGCCGTTCGGGCTGTCGGCGATCAGATCCGCGTCGACCTGGATCAGCGACTTGAGCGTCCCGATCGAATTGCTGACCTGTTTCTTGCTGCCCTTGCTGGGCTGCGTCCCTTCGTAATACGCCGTCCACGTCGCATCGGGAAGCCCCGTGCGGATCGTGGTCCGGTCGTTCTCCGTACCGTTGGCTTCAATCACCACGGCATCGCTGAGCAGGTCTTGGTTCGCCTCGCAAACCAGCTCAACGATCTCCCTGTCAAAACTCCCGTCCGCCTTGAGGCCGTTGTACAGGTCCCGCAGGGTCGGGTTGCGCGTAGAACTAAGCAGCATATGTCCACCTCCTTGTTACCCCCCGCGAACCTTACGCGGGGAAATTGTTACTTCTTCTTGCCGACCGCGTCGCGGTACATGCGGTCTGCCAGCGAGCGCTCCGTGGGTTCGCCAGCGGCACCGCCGATATTCGCCTTGTCCGGCGCAAGCCCGCGCCCGATCACGGCGAGAGCCTCAATGATGTCGGGGTCGCTCCCGAACGCCTCGACCGAAGCCAAACGCGCAAACAACGCCTTGCCGAAAACCTTCTCTCCGCCACGCCGCCCCTCGGCGGCAAAGCGTTTGAGATCGTTGCCGAAACGCTTCCGGCACTCTTCATGCATCGACCGGAGTACCGCACGGTCGGCTTCCTGCGCGGCCTGATATTGCGCGGTCACATGCTTGGCGTAGGCCGCCACGATCTCATTCGCCGCCGCGTCGCTCACCTTGTGCTTGATGAAGAGCGGCACAACCGCCTTGACTGCGCCGTCGTCCCATGCCGGAGCCGCCGCGCCGTCATCACCGCCGCCCAGATCGATCTTCTTGATCTTGGCGACAAACGCCTCGACCTCCTCCGGCTTCACCTCCGGTGCGCCACCGTCAGCGTCACCCGCACCTTCCTTGCCGTCATTGCCACCGCCGCCCAAGATCGAGCCGCCTGTTCCACTCTCGCCGGCACCGCCAGCGCCGCCGTCAGTGCCGTCGCCCTCGGCGCCGGCACCACCTAAGATCGAGCCGCCGCCGTCCTTGTTGTCCACAGTGGCGCCGCCGTCAGTTCCGCCGCCAGTCGTGCCCGCTCCACCGCCGCCTTCTCCGGCCTTGTCCATCAGCACATAGCCCATGAGCCTTTTCATTGCCTATCCCTTCCTTCCTCGATTTTCACGCGCGCCGCCTCCAGCTCCTCGTTCCACCGCGCCACACGCTCGTTATTCTCCTGCTGCGCCAAGCCGACTAAGCCCGCCGCCACACGATTGCAAAACCCAAGCACATCCGCCCCCTCGTCGCGCCGACCGGACGCGTACGCCAGCCGCACCGCGTCGCCGTCCGCGCATCCCAGACGCGACCAAACACCGCTCTTGGCGAGCAGCGATATCAACACGCGCCGACCCGCCGCCGTGCCGAGCACCTCCCGCACGTCCGCCTCAAGCTGCTTGTTCCGCTCTTTCGCCTGTCTTTCAAAAATCTCCTGCATCACAGCATCCCTCCGCTTGTCTGCCCCGTCGCGCCCAGTAGCGTTTCAAGCGCACTCGCACCGCCCGCTGGTGTCTCGCTCAATGTCTTTGCCGCGTCCGCATAGCCCGGCACCTGCCGCCCCGCCTCAGCCGCTGCCGCCGCTTCCATCTGCTCGCGCTGCGCCTGCGCACGTTCCTCGCGGATGCGCTGTACGTCCCTATCGCTGCGGATACAACCACCGGGCACGGCGAGCGCATGCGCCGCCTCATCCAGCATCTGATCGGCGTCGATTTTGTCCGCGCTGGCAGTCGAAAGCTGCAGGATGCCGCCCGCGAACTGCGAGAACCGCATGATGCCGCCCAGCCTCGCTTCTTCCTGCTGGCGTAGGTGCAACGTGCTCACATACTCGGCCTGAAACTCCTCGCCCTGCATCCCCTCCGGCGGCTCCGGCACCAACCCGTGCTCCGTCATGATTGCGAACACCGTATCGATCAACGGATCGAAAAGGCCGTGATTTAGATTGGTGAGCACCGGCCCCAGCAGTGAAATCTTCTCCCCCGACATCTCCTCGACCTGACGCGCCGTCATCTGCACGCCCGAATGGTTGGCCACATTCAAAATGGCATTGAAGAGATCGGCGTAAAACACGCGCCTGAGCCGCGCCTCGACCTGCGCGATCTTGGCCTCGACCGCCTGCACGTCCGGCGGCGATGGCACCAACGGCTGGATCACCGGCGCGTGGCCTCCCATGGTCTCAGCGTAGTAGGTAATCCCTCCGGGATACGTGTTGATCGCACGGCCCTCCATTGAGGACGGCGCGGCAAGCGGCGGGTCGACCCGCTGCGCAATCGCTTTGAGCGAGTCGAGTTCCAGCCTGTATAGCTCGCGCACCTCTGGCAGCCCAATCCGTCCGGGGCCTGTCCCGTAGACCCCCTCTAGGACGTCCCAGCGTGGGCATAAGATCGGGTTGTAGTTAAACCCCCTGATATCGACGATGCCCGCCGTATCTCCGGCGGCGTCCTTCTGCTGAGCACCCGTCCACCAGATCGATGAAAACGCCATACTCTCGTCCACCTCCGGTGTGCGCTTACCATCGCGCGGCGAGATCAGATTCCATAGGATGACGCGTTGCTCGTCCTTCCCGTCCTCACAGGCGCGCTTCACGCTCTCGGGCGCTCGCTTCTCGCCGAACTCATTGAGCACCTCGCGTGCGGTCATGGCCACGCGGCGCATGAGCACGTCGACCCGTCCCCTGCGTGTGCTCGAGATCCACCAAGCGCCGGTATCGATCACGCAAAGATCAAGGATATCAACAGGATGATCGCCGGACACCACACCGACACCGCCACCAAAAAGAATGCAATGCAAGAAAAGCTGACCGATGCCGCCATAGACGTTGCTCTGATCCAGTAGCTCGGACGCCGTATGCGTGACTTGGTCTAGCCACATTTTCCAAGAGGGATTTTCGGCCTGTACTTTGCCCAAGCCTCGCACCCTCAACCTGAACCATTGGCGGCTTTCATTCGCAGTGCCCGACTTCATCGCCGCCGCCATTCTTCGCAACTCCGTGCGCGGCGTGCTCGTCAGCAGCTTCTTGTCTCTCGGAACGGCGGCGCGTTGCTCGACGTCCTCTGATTCATCGAAGAGCGCACGCCCCAGATCAGGCTCGTAAAGTTCAGAAAGCTCCCGCCACGCCGCTTCATGCGGCTGACGCTCGCGCTTGAGCACGGTCTGACGCCGATCTAACCAGCCGCGTAGCTCATACAGGTCTGTGTCAGGGAAGAGCTTCACCGCCTCAACCTCCGATCGTCGCCTGCGTCTGCGTCTGTGTAGTGCCGGTATCGAAGCGCGTGTAGGTCGAGGCCAACCCGCGCCTCAGAGCCGCGTCGCGTGCTGCCGCATCAGACGCTTCAGCCGACCGTGCGGCGGCCTGTTTCATCGGCTCGGTGGGCGCGGGTGCCTTCGGCACTTTAGGTGCGCTACTACACATGTTTTTTCGCCTCCTTTTCTGGGCGTCCGCCGCGCCTTTCGCGACATGCTTGCGCCCACGCCATTCTTATAGGCCAAAGGCAAAAAAAAAGCTATAAGCCCATTTTGGTTTTTATCTGTCCGTTTTGTTTCGTTTCGGTCGTTTTCAAAAATATTTTTTGAGACCCCTCTTTTTCCCTGCCAATTTGAACCCTTAAGCCAGCGCCGCAGGCGCGTTTGAACCCTTGAACCCTCAGCTAAGCGTAGGGGTTCCATTCCGAATGACTATGCGCCGGTTTCTGCTCGTCATTTCGCGCGGCGGGGAAGCGCAATTCCGGTTTGATCTTTGGGTGCTGCAAGTTCGCTAGATCATCCAGCATATCGTCATGCGAGACGACCGGATACGTCGCGTATTCCTGCGTGATAAAATCCTGTATTAGATCGCGCGTCTCTCCCTCGACCGTCGCGAAGAGCAACCGGCGCGGTAGCCAAATCCGCGCGGCGGCGAAGAGCGGCACCAACCAACCAATGCGGTCTTGCTTGGGCACGCTCTGGGGAACGTCCACGATGCGGAAACGGTACCCCTCTACCTCCTGCATCTGCCGGACGTGCTCCGCGTCGGTCATCGCGCCCACCTGTTCCCACCACACCGCAAGCGGCTGCCACTTGCGGTGCAGGTCGAAGAGCGCACGCGTCCGCTCGGCCAGATTCATCCTGTCTCTCACACCGTCCAGAATGTAGTAGTTCTGATCTGCGCCCAGCCCGACCACCCACATCGTCGTATAGTCGCTCTTCTTGCGCTTCGTGTTCGCCGAGTCAATCAGGATATGCACGTTGAGCCGCCGCCGCTCCGGCGCCTTGTCGTAATACATGAGCCACTTGTCGTCGAAGAGCCGCACGCCCTCGCCGGTCGGATCCTGCATCATCTGCGCCGCGTAGTTCCGTGGCCCCAGTGTGCGGCGCTTCTCTGCGAGAGCCTCGACCGAGAACAGGAGCGGGTTCCCGTCGGCGTCCACGCACACCCGCCGCCGCTCGACGGCGATGCCGTCCCTGATCACCTCGCTGTAGGTGTCGTTCGGGTGGTAGCGCGTGCCGATCATCCAGACGCGCTGCCCGTCGCCGGTGCCGAGCGCGTCGGACAGGCGGAAGGCGTGGGTGGTCTTGGCGATCTGGTCGGGCGTGCCGACGCCGTCCTCCGTCACCACGTCGTCGTAGACGCGGAGCCGGAAGTGCATGCCTGTCGGCATCCCGTCCACCAGCCCCGACCCCATCACCGTCGGCTCCTTGGCAAGCGACGTGCGCTTGACAACGAGCCCCTTCTGCACCGACCAATTCTCCCTCGGCGGCATCCCGTGCAGCACGTCGGGGAAGAGCGCACGCAGGACGGAATTTTCAAACGCCTCTTTGATCTGCTGCACAAACTTTTGCGCGGTCCTTGAGTTGTAGCTAAGGATGCAGACCGTGATCTCGGGATCGCGTAGCACCTCCTGCACCACGCCCCCCAGTGTAATGATTGTCGATTTGTAATGCCCGCGGCTCCACAGGTCGAGATACCCGTCCGGTGCGGCCTCGACCTCGCGGCAACGCGCATAGCACCAATCGCTATTCATGTGGTGTTGCCCGAGTGCCACGGTGAGCAGGAAATAGCGGTCGTTGAGGCAGAACCAGCGCATCGCATCGAGGCTCTGCTCGTCGATCACGCGCTGATACAGCCGTAACGCCGCCGCACGGTCAAGCGTGTGGAGTGACGCGGCGTCAGGCATCACCACCGCCCTCCTTGTCACCCTCCAACAGCCGCCGCAAATTGAACGCGGCGGATTCAACCACCCTGTCCGTCGACCCCGCCACGCCGCCGCCACCCGTCCCTTCTCCGACCAGCGTGTAGCCCAACCTGTCCAGATCGCGTGCGGCTTCCAGAGCGAGGTGCTTGTTTTTCGTGTCGGCAGTCTTGTCGATCACGTCAAGTCGCAATCGCAACAATTTCGCCCGAACCGCGTGGGCATCCATCACGCCCTTGTTGGCCAGCTCCTTGCGCATCCACGCGCATCGCGCCGCCACGTCGGGACGCGCCGCCAGACGTGCGGCGTTCGCCCGCGCCGCATCACGCGAGCGCGCCTGCGGATAAGCGAAGAGATACGCATCCGTCGCTGTGCACGGATCGCCGCCGTCATAGCCGGTCGCCCGCGCACAGAACGCCTCCTGTTGCCTGTTTTTGAGCGGCACCGCCCCGCCGCTATCATTTGTTATCTGTTTTCCCTGTTTCATGCTTCTTCCTCCATGTGTCCACCGGATCCGCGCCCGGTGCTCCCGCCGCGTCCTCCGGCAGCGGCGGGTGGCTTGTGAGTCCGTCAAACTCCATCAGTTCCGCCAGCCGCCTCAAAATCAGCTCGCGGTTAGCCTTCACGTCTTCTAGCAATGTGTCCGGCGGACGCCCCTTGGTCAGCATCGGCCTGAGCTGGCCATGACGCGGCCTGAAGACCACCCCCGCGTCCACACACCGCTGAATCAAATCATCTACAAAACATCCCATCCCACATCCTCCGCCGGCCCCGCCTCCTCAAAACCGTCTATAACTTCTTCCTCCCCCCACTCACGCTCATCATGTGGGAGAATGTGGGGGATGTGGGGGTTAGAAGGTAAAAGTTCGGGATTAATACTATTTACGGGCGACTTTGTGCGTTTGTCCCCCACATCCCCAACAACCCCCAACACGGGCGGCGTCAAGAGGTCGGCGGAAGCGTCCGCCGCCGCAGCAGGGTCGGGCAGGGGGGCGAAGCTGTAAACCGCGCTCCCCGAATGATTTAGCTTCTCGTAGTTGAACAAACTTTTGAGCGCGACGCCCATCCTGGCCAGCGCCTTGCCGATCTTCGTCGGCGTCCACACTTCGGCGCTGAAACCCAGTAGTGTCCCAAAGATTTCACAGCAATTCCCCTTGAATCAGGTGGTTGTCAGGATTGATGACCGGCACCGTTTCTGAAAACACCTCGATTATAAGGGCTTTTTCAAAAACCGACACGCTC